TACTATAAAGGTTATACTTGGATGATTGATTTCCGAGGCGCACATAAACTCTGGCCAGGTTCTGCTCCTGTAGAAGAATCCGTTGAACTAGATGAAGTCAAGATTTCCAGAGACCCACAACTAGTACTTGGGTTAGGTAAGGGAGAGAAAGCAGGTCACTGGTTAAAAAATAAATCAAAAGATAAGAAGGGTAAACTTCATCCTATACACAAGGATAAATCGTATATTCGTGCAAAGACTAAAAAACAAAAACAAAAAGCAATTGACCAATGGAACTTAAAAAATCCAATGGACTTGTGGGTTGGTGAATCCGTTGAACTGGATGAAAGAACCGCACCACTTCCAAAAGCAACCGCTTTTGCAATAACATATTCCTATGCAGGTAAAGACCATAAGTTTGTTACAAAGTTAACCAATATTGGTGGTAAGGTAGACAGAAAAAAGAAAGAAGTTCGATTTGATTTTGATTCTGCTTCTGCAAGAACTAAGTTTCGTAAGAAGAACAAAAAGGTTCTAGACAGTCTTAACGAATATGGTGGTGGTTCTGTAAAAGAATCCGTTGAACTGGATGAAGCAGTAGACCATAAGATGTTACATAAAACTGCTTTACAAATTATGAAAGAAATTGACAGAGCAGAAGGTAGAAAGAACAAGTGGGTTGATTCTTGGGGCGACAAAGTAAAGAATACAATCAATCCCGAAACAGACACAAATTCAATTTCAACTCCTACTTTCTATGGTGGTAGAAATACTAATTGGCAATTTAGTCTTATTAAAGATGGTAGCAAGATAATAGTTAAATATGATTATCTTGGACCTGCCAGTAAGATGCAAAAAGATATGAATCGTGTTGGGAGTTCTGGAAAGGTGAATCTTGGTGTATTCACAGATATGATTCTGAAAATGAACGAATCCGTTAAAGAAGAAGCACCCCTGAACTCCGCAGGTGATGGGTCGAGGATAGCAGGGTTGGGTGACGAACCACCTGTAAGAAAAAAGAAGAAAAAACTTGATGGTAGAACTAAAGAGTTTAAAGAAAAAGTAAAATCACTTGCAGATGCAAGAGCAAGAAGAGAAAAAGTCAAATTAGAAAAGAGATGGGGCATTAGGTTAAAGGAAAATGCACTAGAAAAAAAAAAGAAAAAATAGTATTGTCAATGAAAAAAGATGTTGACGATTTTAAGAAAAGATATGGTGACAGGTGGAAAGAAGTAATGTATGCGACAGCAACTAAAATGGCAAAGAGGGATAAATGAAAAATATATTAGTATTAACAATCGTATTAACATGTATGGGAGCATACGCAGACTCGGAGGTGAAGAGTGAAAAACATAATGACCGCAGTAACATTCGCAATGTTGATGGTAGCAAATGGGTGCGAGGTGTTTCAAGAGATAAGCACCGAGAGTCCAATAAACACATCAAGCACAGTCGTGGATTCGGTGAGGGAACAGAAAGAACAGACAGACGAAATCACGAAAGCATCAGGGGTGATTGGAAACGACTTGGAAAAGATAGACAACCAAGCAAATTCGATTCTAAACGACATCGCACTCGTACCAGAGGACAAGAATTACAACATCGACCCGACTCTAGAAAGCATAGAGGACTCCGCAGAGGTAATCAAGGAAACTGTGGACGATGCACAAAAGGAACAAATAAGGATAGACGAATCTTTAGAAGATTTGGAGCAAGCAAACAACAGAGTTGCGGCCGCGATTGGTCAAATAGAGAAACTGGAAGACCTAGTAACAGAGTACGAACAATCAGACCGAGAGGTTAGAAAAGAAGCACTTGAAAATCTTCATAGTTTTATAACTTTATTTTTTGTTATCGGTTTTGGTATGCTTATTGGTGGTGCGTTTGTTGCATTTTGGGTAAATGGTAAACTAGGTTCAGTCTTACTTGCAATAGGTGTATTGACTGTTGGGTTTGCATCAGCAAGTCAATTTTATCTAGAAGAAATTGCTACAATAGGTCTAGTTGTTCTGGTAGTTGGATTTTTCCTTGCACTAGGAACTGTTGCTGTAATGTTGCTTCGTGGAAAAAATAACGAAAAAGCAATCAAGGAAATAGTTCAATTAGTAGAAGCAATGAAAGATAGATTAGACCCAGAAGAGAGAAAACAGATATTTGGTCCTAATGGAATTGCAACAAAGTTAACAACACCCATAACAAAAAATATCATATCACAAATTAAAATTAAAAATGGTTGGCATAAACATTAAATAGAATTGATAACCTTTTCATAAAGATATTTACATATAAAAAATGAATCAACTATATCTGAAACTGGATTTGAAATAGTTGTTTTGTCTGGTGTTATCTTCCACCTTAAATCAATTCCCGTACTCCTCATAAATGATTGATGCATTTGTTCTTTATCTGCATTCCCTTTATCCGTTGCAAATTTCTTTACAGTGGTAGGTGGAACTATCTCCAACGGAATACCTTCATTATAAATTTTATATTTAAGGACTCCAGTATTTTCTGCAATATGAAATACCTTTCCCTTAGAACCCATTGAATATCCTTCTATGGCAATTTGGTCACAACCACGAAGGTGTTCCATTGACCAATCTGCTATAGATTTATATCTTTGAAAATCCTCACTCCAATCCTGAAATCTTTCTCCGTAAATATTTCGTAAAAAGAATGTTGCATATTTTTTTGTATCTGTCAGAAAATGAAAAGTACACTTACCAAAAGAAAATTCTTTTCCTTCTGTATCATCAAATATACAGATACATGGACTTCTTAAACTGTAATCTATTCCTGCAATTATCATAAATATAAAACCTTTCTATACTATGTATGTTATACATAATTAATAGAAAAAGCATTTGGGGTCCACAAGTCACCAAATGCTAATTCTTTTTTTGACGATTCTAAGGTAGCGAAGTTCCAAGTCCTATCCCTAGTGCAATGAATGGAGTAACGGACTCCTGCACTGCTTATCAGTCAAACATAAAAAACACCGATGCAATAGTGCTTCGGTGTTTTGCTTTATACGAGATGTTTTCTGTTAATCACTGTAGTTATTTATATATCTTATGTCTTTAAACTGGATGTTTTTTCAAAAAATACTTAAAATCAACCTTCCGAGTTGAAGTCCGGCATAAAAACCAACAACAATAATAATGCCAGTTCCAAAAAGTTCTCCCACATTACCTTCCATCCTCATTAATTTTTTCAAGTTGTTCCATCTGCTCATAAAGTATACTCCCTTCTATCCAATCTATATACTTTCCAATATTTGTCGCAGAACATTCTGTGACCTCTTGTTTATTTTCAAATAGACGCATAACGGTAAAAGAACTTATAATCCCTATAACATATTCATCACCTTCAAATTTGGAAAACACTCCACCCCCAGAATCTCCAAACCAAATACTAGTAATGTTCGGAAGAAATTTAAATACATTTGGGTCTTCTATTAATGTTCCAAAATATGTAAATACCCACCTCTTACTATATTTTTTATATCCATATGAATATCCCACTGTAGTAATATTTTGATGTCTTTTCATCCATTCTACGCATCCAATTTTTGCAGGTTCATAACTAGATTCACATTCAAGAAATACAAGTCCAATATCATTATTCACAGAGAAGGATGAAATGCTGTAATCGGGGTGTAAGAGTGTTTCTCTCACCATAATTTCTTCGTCACCTATACTTATCGAAAATACATTATCTTCGTCTATACAATGACCTGCGGTTAGAACAACATCCTTCTCTATGAGGATTGCAGAACCAAGTAAATAACCATCTTTGTTATGTAAACTACAAATAGAAGGATATGGGTCAATTTCTTCAGTGGTTGGGATAAACCACCTATCCAAAGGGTTTATTTTCTTTGGTGGTGTAATGTCTATAACAATATCAGTTGTCTTTTGAGGTGGTGTAAATCCCCTGTGAGAGGTTTTACACCCTGTAATTAATAACAAAGTGACTGAGAGATGCTTTATTAAGTTTTTCATGCCCCTACTATACTATTTAGGAAAATTTGTGAACCCAAAAATGCCATTTTTTAAAATAAATTAAAAAAACAACCCCCTTTCGGGGGTTGCTTAGTGTATCAAGATACTTCTTGATGTATTAAAATTTAACTTGCACTTGAGTTCGGATAAGGTATTCACCTTCCTCTACATTAGAATCCCAACCTGTTGTACCTAAATTCCAACTACCATCAATGGAGTTGAACGACTTACCGAAATCGGTAGTCCACTTAACATTATCATTAAGTGCATAATTAACACCGATAGTTGCAATGCTCAGGTCAGTTTCTACATCTTCAAGATGACCTAGTTCATATTGAATGAAACCTTGCATCTTGTCTGTGCATTGATAGGAAGCAGTCCATACTGTTCCCCAATCGTCACCGTTTACATCATCTAATGTTGCTACATAAGCACCTGAGAAATCAAATCCTCCTGCACTAAATGTTGCATCAGCAGTCCATGTGTTATAATCAGAATCAACAAGGTCGTTGTGTGAAACAGCAAAACCTAGTGCAATCCAATCAATTACACGAACATCAAGACGGCCAGTAAGTGCATAACCGTTTTGTACACCCGCACCGTTTGCAGTATCAAAACCATCAGTATATGCAACACGGACACCACCAAATCTGGTTCTGTATCCATATTGAACACCTTGACTTCGGCCTTGACCAAACTGATGTGCGATAATCGAACGCTCAGTTGCAAGTGTGTCTGAATCTGATGTTAGAACCTCTTTCAAAAAAGGTGCTTTAAATTGACCGACACGGAATCCGAGTCCATCAACATATGCATCCTTCAATGAGAAATCTCCACCATCATCCCATTGACCACCTACCTTGTATGTCCAATTGTGAACATCACCAGAGATGTCAAGACGAACTCGTGGAACACTGAATCCGTGAGTGTTGTCTACATCTTCGGTTGCGTTATGGTTATAAGTCCAACGACTTTGAACAAAACCATGAACATTGACAGTAACGGGAGAACCATTACCTAACATACTTGCACGACTATCTGCATCTGCGAGAACATCGTGAACCAAACTACGAATTTCATCTGAACGAGTATCATTCAACCAATTTGGATTGGATGAACTTAGTTCTGAAATTCTTGCTTCTGCGGCCTCAAGTCTTGCTTGAAGGTCGGCATTTGTGTCAGCACCTGCTACACCAGTTGCAAATCCTACAACCAATGAAGCAATAGCA